AGGTGGGGCTAAGGTGACATAGTGTAAAATGACGGAAACAGAGGTGGGCGAAAGCTCTAACATAAGTACAACCAGAATAAACTGGCTACTAAAAAGGAACAAAGATGGATACTATTAATCAAGCAACTGTGGCAGAGAAAGGCCTAGAAACTACCGATAGAAGTTACTGGGTGGATTTGGCAGAGGCACTAGAAAGACTAGAGCGTAATGACGACTTTAAAAAAGTAATCCTAGAAGGGTACTTTAAAGAGAAAGCGATTATGGGTGTTAGTTTGCTAGCTACTGACCAGGTTAAGAGAGCAGGTGTGAGAACTGATGTGATGGAAGGGTTAATTGCAATCAGCGCGTTAGAAGATCACTTTCATGTTATTAGATCAATGGGGAAAATTGCCCAAGATGACATGGATGAAGGTGAGGAATAAAAATGCAAGACAATGATTTGTTTGATATGGACGACGCAGCATTAGAAGCTGCGTTCAAAGAAGCTAAGGCTGAGTTCAATTCACCTGAAACTGCAGTAGAAGAAGAGTACTCTGCTGCAGAGGAAGAAACTGAAGAAGTAGACGTAGATGAAGAAGTAGACGCGGAACAACCTGAAGAGGACTCCGATAATAATGGTGAGGAAGTAGTTGACGAGGAAGTTACGGAAGAAGTCTCTGATGAGAAAACTGAAGACGTAAAGACTGAGGAAGTTACTGAGCCACAGACGGTACAGAAACGTAAGTACAAGGCGAATGGTAAAGAATTCGAATTTACTGATGATGAGATCTTTGACCAGTTCGGCAAAGTGTTCGGACAGGCAATGAACTATACGCAGAAAATGCAAGCAATTGCGCCGTATAGAAGCATTATCGAGACGGTAAAGGAACAAGGATTTACCCAGGAAGACATGAACTTAATGGTTGATGTACTGAAGGGAGATAAGCAAGCACTAGCTGCGGTAATGAAGCGAACAGGCATAGATGCCCTCGACGTAGATACTGAGGCAGGTGAGAGCTATAGACCTAAGAATTATGGTCGGAATGATACCGAGTTGGCAATTCAGGATATTGTGGAAGAGATTGGCAAAGACCCTGAATACCCGGTGACGTACCATATCGTTGAAGAGCAGTGGGATAGCAAGAGTCGTGAGACGTTTGTGAAGAACCCAGACTTGATTAAAGAACTGCACATTGACGTAAGGAACGGGGTCTTTGATAAAGTCAGTCCGATGGCAATGAAGATGAAAGTACTAGATGGTGGGCGTAAGTCTGACCTAGAGTACTACGTAGATGCAGGTAGACAATACTATGCTGAGCAGGCAAAGGCTAGTCAGTATGAGCAAGCAAATGCTCAGAGATTGGCTAAGTTAGAGGCTGAGAAGGGTGCTAAAGAGGCTGCAGAGCGTGAAAGAATTAGTAAGGCTAAGGCAGAGCAAGCTAAGAGAGATAGTGCACAAGATGCAGTAGCTAAAAGAAAAGCAGCGGCTCCCACGACTACGCGGGCGGATAAGAAGACAGTGACTGACTACCTTGATGAAAACGATGAAGAGTATGAGGCATGGTACAAGAAGCTGCAAGATAAATTTTAAACAAAAAGGAAGTTAATATGGGAGTTCAAGTATACGGTAATGGGGCAAACAGCTCACAAGGTGCAAATACTATCACGCATTATTATGATCGTGCTGGTATTAAAGCTGCAAACAGAGTAAATATCTACGGACAGTTCGCTAGTAGAAAAGATATGCCTAAGAATATGGGTAAAACATTCAAGATCAGCAAGTTCTTACATATGTATGATCGTGCACAAGCAGATGGTTCATTCGCTACATTAGGCTATTTGACAGGTAGAGATTTGACTGCATTGCAAGCTACATTGGCTGCTACAGATGGTTCAGGCGTAAGTTTGACAGAAGGCGCTGGTGCTACAAATGAGAGAACTTTACAAAAAGTTACTGTAGAAGCTACACTTGCTAGATATGGTGAGATGATTACTTATACAGATGAAGTAGATTTGTTCTCTGAAGATGTAATGCAAGTAAGATATCGTGAAGAATTAGGTGCATTAGCTAATAGCAGATATGAAGACTTAGTACAGTTAGATATGTTGGCAACTACAACTAAAATGTACTCAGGTGTTGCTACATCTATGGCTACATTAGGTGCTTCAATTGCTACTGACGGTTCTGAAGATGCTGACTGGAAAGTAAGTTATGATGGTATCCGTAGAGCAGTTCGTAAATTGGTAAGAAACAGAGCTAAGAAGAATACTTCTATCGTTACTGGTTCAGTAAAGATCGATACTAAAACTATCGCTCCTGCGTACTATGCAATTATCGGTGCAGACGTAAAAGCTGACTTAGAAGCGTTGGTACGTGGTACTGGTGCAGAAGCTGAGTATGTGTACACTCCATCACATAAGTATGGTGCTGCATCTACATTGGCTGAGGGTGAAGTTGGTAGTATGCATGAAGTAAGATTCATTGAATCTGAAGCTGCAGTAGTTGCTAGAAATAGTGGTGCAGTTGTTCCTGTAGGTTATGTTGGTAACTTGGCATACACTGGCGTTGCTGGTACTGGTAAGTTCGACGTATTCCCTATCCTTTTCCCAACAGAAGGCGCGTTTGCTACTGTAGGACTTAAAGGTATGGGTAAAATCACATTCAACAGTAAAGCTCCTAGCGATGTTGACTTGACTAACCCATATGGTACTAAGGGCTTCTTCAGCTACAACTTCTTCTATGCAGGCTTGATCCTTGAGCCAGAGAAGATCTTACGCTTCGACGTTCTAGCATCTAAATAATGCTTGAGGGGGTTAAGCCCCCTCTAAACTACGGTGTGATATAATCACTAAACAAACAAATACCCGAAAGGACTTGACAAAATGGAAAAGACGATTGAAGAATTAAAACAAGAAGCTGATGACTTAGGTATTCAGTACAATGCGAATATTGGTGCTCCTAAACTAGCAGCAAAAATAGAAGAACATTATGCGGCACAAGAAGGTTCTGCTCCTGTTGTTAAATTAGAGACAGTAGCTGAAAGAGGTAGTCGTAAGAAGACTATTGGCGAGAGAGCTGCAGAGGCTAGACTAGAGGCTATGAAGACTCATATTGTAACGATTACAGATAATGATCAGCGTGAGAATAACTTAACTACTATCGTTAGTGTTAATTGTAGTAATGACTACTTTGATTTGGGAACTAGACGTATACCGTTAAACATACCAGTAGAAGTAGAACAAGGGTTTATTAACGTGCTTAAAGAGATTCAGATTCCTATGCACGTACGCGATAATATTACCGGACTAGGTAGAACAGTGCTTAGAAATAGATACTCTATTGCCTATAGTAATGAGCTAAAAGCAGCTGAATAGTTAACAAGAGGCTCTAAGGAGTCTCTGATTAAACATTGAGGAGAACGCATGTCAGACACTACAAAGTTTGTGATAACAAAAGGCATCGCGAACGAATACTATATAACTATCAAGCAGGATGACAGTACGTTGCCTATGGTGATTGAACCTACTGATACATTTGAGGTAAAGATATTTAAACTAAGTGATAGCGCACTAGTCGCTACTGTTGGTATGACTGCAGGCACTAATGGACAGATAAGTGTGTACGACGCTGCTAACGGCAAACTTAAAATAGTACTATCGGATGCCTTGGTAGCTTCACTAGTAATGGAGCGTGGCGATAGAGCTGATTACTACTACAGCAAGCCGATATACAGATTAGTGATTGACGCAAGTACTACAAACAATGGTGACTTTATTGCTACGATTGATAAGGTATACGTACGCTAATGGAAGTTACAGTAGATAATGAAATCAGCATAGAGCCAATAGGCGCTGCAGAAGTATCTGCAAGCAATTCTACAGATGTAGTAGTTGCTGATGATACTGCACTAGACATTACTGTAACTAAAAAAGAATACAAGATAGTCGGTGATGAGGTATATATAGCTAAGCTATATGAAGATGCACCACAATGGATGAAAGACCTAGTACAGCTAGTAGTTGATAACACTATAGCTAGTGAGAGTACTGCCCTACTAAACAGTCTAGTTAGCCAACTAAATCAATTTGCTGTGAGTTATGTACCGCTAAATACATACACGCAGTCGATACTAGACTTAAGCAATGCTGATACTAGTATGCATAGTACATTAGAGACTCTGAATAGCAACTTCAATGATGGGCTTAATACAGCTAATTCACAAATAATAGACCTGCAAACTACTAAAGCGAGCAAGACGGAAGTAGCTACAAAAGTTATTGAAACGCTTACAGCACAGCTAGCTACACCTACTAGTGAACTAGGCGCTACCATAGCAAATTTACAGCAGACTATAGTAGATGGTGATAGCGCAAATGCTGATAGTGTGACTACGTTAATGAGTGTGTTAGAAGGGGAAGTAGACGCTAGAGCTACTGCTATAACCACGCTGAATACGT